TCCCCAATGTATCCTATCCTTGTTCAGTCTATTGTTGACAATATGCAGTTACAGAACAGAGAGCAGATGATTCAGGCAATACAGCAAGCCTCAGAGCCTAATCCAGAGGCGCAAGAAGCCGCACAAGTCGCTCAACAAGCGCAATTACAGTTTCAGCAATCTCAAACTAACGCGCTTAATGGTCAGGCGGCAGAATCTCAGGCTAGGGCTGGTAAGATTTCTGTTGAAACTAAGGCAGTACCTATTGAGCTTGAGAATGAAAGACTTAAAGCTGTTGCTACATCAATGAGGGCAGAAGGTGATCTTGAAAAAGATGAGTTCCTAAGAAGGGCTAAGATTGCTGATACTTTGGTTGACGAGCAGAAGTTAGGTATTGAGAGAAACAAGTTGGGTCTTCAAAGAGATAAAGCAGGGATTGAAAGAGAGAAGATTCAGCTAAATAATTAAACTATTCAATTAAATAACGGTATGATACTGTAGTTATGGACAATGAAGACGATAAATATGTCGATGCCATGTTTGAGATGTTTCGGACTAAAGGCTGGAAGATGTTAATCGAAGATTTGTCAAATAACGAAAATAATATTAATTCAGTTAGAGATACGAAAGATAACGAGGATTTAAACTTCCGAAAGGGTCAGTTAAATATCCTTGCCTCTCTTATCTCACTGGAAACTCAAGTTGAGAACATGGCCGATGAAAAAGATTTATGACTTTCGCTGTCTTAACGGACATTTATTTGAAAGTTATGTAGAGTCTGAAACTAAGTCCATGCCCTGTGACATCTGCAATCAGGTTTCAACTAGAGTAGTTTCCTGCGGTGGCTTTATGCTTGATCCGATCAGTGGGGATTATCCTTCTGCTACGAGAAAGTGGGCTAAAATGCGTCAGGAAAGAATAAAAGCAGAGCGAAGGGTAGCTAACTCTTAGTCTTTCGCAAACAAGGTAGCCGATAGGTCTTGTAATTATAGAGGTTAATTATGGCAGCAAAACTTTTGAATACGGAGTCCGAAGATAAAACAATAGAAACCGCCCCGATTGAGGAGATAAACAAGAAAGAAGAAAGTCCTCCTCCACCAGAAGCGGAATCTAAGTTTGCTCAAAAGTCACGCGAAGACTTAGAGAAAATGCTTTCAGATCAAGAAACTATGATTGGTAGGCAGTCTCAAGAAGTCAAAGATGCTAGACAGCAGATTGATGCGTACAAACAGGCAGACAGTTTTATACAAGGTCAGCTTCAGGAACAAAAGCAAGCCGAGCCAAAAGAAGAGTTAGATTATTTTGGTGATCCTGAACGGGCAATTAAACAGTCTATTGAAGATCATCCTGCTCTCAAACAAACTCGTGAAGAGTTATTGCAGTTAAAGCAACAGAACGCTGCACAACAAATCATGGCTGCTCATCCTGATATGGTGCAAATCGTAAAGGATCAGAAGTTTGTAGACTGGGTATCTCAAGACAATACACGAATGAGGTTGTTTAACGAAGCGAATCACAACTTAAACATTGAAAGTGCAAACTACATTTTTAACGAATGGAAGCGCAGTAACAATGTTCAAGCAGCCGAGCCGCAACAACCTAGACGTTCTGAGTCTGTAAGAGCCGCATCAACAGGCAGCGCAACAGGTAGCTCAGAGCCAGTGAGTAAGAAGAAGTACAGGGCATCAGACATAAGAAGACTCAAAAAGGAAGACCCGCGAGGGTATGTTGAAAAGGAGAAAGAAATCCTTGCTGCATATCAAGAGGGTCGTGTTGTTCGTAATTAATTTTTGAGGATTACAAAAAATGACTGATTCAACTTATCCCGCTACAGGCGGTTTTAGCGATACTACTACACAGGCCAATTTCATTCCTGAGCTTTGGAGTGATGAAATTCGTGCGGCCTATGAAAAAAAATTGGTAATGGCTGGTCTTGTTAAACGACTCCCAATGGTCGGCAAGAAAGGCGATACCATTCATATCCCTGCTCCAACTAGGGGCGAGGCTCATGCAAAAGCGGCTAAGACAGCCGTAACTGTTCAAGCCACTACTGAATCTGAAGTGCAGGTTTCTATAAACAAGCACTTTGAGTATTCAAAACTTATGGAAGACATGGCTGAAGTTCAGGCATTAGCTGACATGAGAGGCTTTTACACTGACGATGCTGGCTATGCTCTAGCCCGTAAGGTTGATTATGAGCTTCACGAGCTTGGTAAGGCTATTGGCGACCAAACTGCAAACTGGGTAGGCACTGGCTCTTGGTATACTGATACTTCCACTGGATTGACTGCATACGCAGTTGACACAGTTACTACAGCAGACGTTACTACAGACGCATCATTCAGAGCCTTAATTCAGAAAATGGATGACAATGATGTGCCTTTCGATGAAAGATATTTTGTTGTTCCTCCTTCTCTTCGTTCAACTATGATGGGCATAGATCGTTATGTTTCTTCTGACTTTGTTGACGGAAGAGGCGTACAGAACGGCAAGATTGGAAACATTTATGGTGTAGACATTTATGTTTCTACGCATTGCTCAACTACTGAAACTGCGGCAGAAAACAGTGCTGGCGGCGAACTTAAAGCAGCAACCTTGTTCCATAAGGAAGCCTTTATTCTAGCTGAACAGCAAAACATTCGTTCGCAAACGCAGTACAAGCAAGAATGGTTAGGTACACTTTTTACTGCTGATAATATATTCGGCGTTAAAACGTACCGTCCAGATGCGGCGTTCAATTTGATAGTCAACGCATAAGATTCCCTTGAATTTTACGCGCGGGTAGCCCTTTCGGGGGCTGCCCAACTTTACTTATAGGAGTTTAGTGATGACTGTCATAATCACCAAAAATAGCTCTACTTCGTCCGCTGTTCCTTCAAGCAGCGACTTGGTTCAGGGCGAGTTAGCTGTAAACGTAGCTGATGGTCGTCTTTTCACAGAAAATAACTCAGCTACAGTTATTGAACTTGGTACAACCCCTTCATCAATTACAACTGGCGCTATCACCGCAAGCGGAACACTCACAGCAAATGGTCAACTTGTTAATGCCAATGCTGCAATAACAGGCGGGGCAATCAATGGCGTGATTATTGGCGCTTCTTCTGCGGCAGCTATTACGGGTTCTATTGTTACTGCGTCTACTGGATTTGTAGGTGGGCTAACAGGAAATGTCACGGGAAATTTGACGGGCAATGCAACTGGAAATTTAACGGGAAATGTAACAGGCGACCTTACGGGCAATGTTACGGCGGGAAGCGGCACAACAACGCTGCACAATCTCGCATTAACGGGTACGGTTGATTTTAATACGGCACGACTGACAGACATTGGAACGCCCACGGCTGCTACTGATGCGGTCACCAAGGCTTATGCTGATGGGCTTATAACAGATTTAATTGGCGGCGCACCAGCCGCGCTTGATACTCTTAACGAATTAGCTGCTGCAATGGATGATGATGCAGCATTTCACACCACTGTAACCAATAGTATAGCCACTAAGCTACCTCTCGCGGGGGGTACGATGTCGGGCGCTATTGCTATGGGGACGGCAAAGATTACGGGTCTTGGCGATCCAACTGCTGCCCAGGATGCTGCAACAAAAACGTATGTAGACACACAGGCTGGCGGTGGCTTACCGAAAGCTGGTGGAACAATGACTGGCGCTATCGCCATGTCCACCAACAAAATAACTGGAATGGGTGATCCGACTGCTGCTCAAGACGCAAGCACAAAGGCTTACACCGATTCGATTCTTGGAAGCGCAACATCTGCGGCCACTTCTGCTACTGCCGCAGCAACATCAGCTACCGCTAGTGCGACAAGTGCGACAGCTAGTGCGACTTCTGCTACAGCTAGTGCGTCAAGTGCCACATCTTCGGCTTCAAGCGCGACTTCTGCGGCGGCTTCGTGGGATCAATTTGATGATACTTATCTTGGGCAGAAAAGCTCAAATCCTTCGGTAGACAATGACGGGGATGCTTTAGCGACAGGTGCGTTATATTTCAATACTACTGCAAATACTCTTAGGGTTTACAACGGAAGCAGTTGGCAGGATGCAGGTAGCGCAGTCAATGGCACTTCTAGTCGGCAAACGTATACCGCTACCGCTAGTCAAACAACATTCTCAATTACTTATGATGTTGGATACGTTGATGTCTATTTGAATGGGTCAAAACTTCTATCAGGCACAGACTTTACTGCCAGTAATGGTACGTCGGTTGTTCTGGCTGTTGGCGCTGCTGTTAATGACATTGTTGATATTGTGGCATACGGTACTTTTAATGTAGCAGATACCTATACGCAATCAGCCTCTAATGCTCGATTTTTACAACTGGCAAATAATCTTAGTGACTTAGCTAGTGCTGCAACAGCTTTAACTAATTTAGGTGTTACCTCTACCGCTGCTGAATTAAATATTTTAGATGGCGTGACTAGCACAGCAGCAGAGCTTAATTTGCTAGATGGTGTTACGGCTACAACAGCAGAGCTTAACTACACTGATGGCGTAACTTCCAACATACAAACTCAATTAGATGCTAAAGCAGGGACAAGTAACCCGACATTAGCAGGGCTTACCTTATCTGCTGAATTAGCGGGTGCTGACCAAACAGTAAGCAGGGTAAACCTTAAAGACTATGGCGAAATAACAAACGCTATCGGTAATGCTACAGGTGCTAAGACAATAGACCTTACGGCTGGAAATTCAGTGACAGCTACGACTACAGGTGCGACTACTTGGACTTTTAGTAACCCTACAGCTTCAGATGAACTTTGTGGATTTGTACTTAAACTTGTAAACGGAGGTAGTGCAACTCAAACATGGCCTGGATCAGTAGATTGGCCAGCAGCTACAGCACCTACATTAACCACAAGCGGAACAGACGTATTAGTTTTTATCACCTGTGATGGTGGTACGATTTGGTACGGATTTACTGCTGGATTGGCTCTAGCATGACGAATATTCGTAACGCCTTAATACAATCGGCGGGAAGTGCTGGTGGCGACAAGGTTTATGTGGAAGAGGTTTTTTCTACGTCTCTTTATGATGGAAACGATGGAAGTCAGACTATCACAAATGGAATTGATTTGTCTGGTGAGGGAGGCTTGGTTTGGATTAAAGAAAGAAGCGGGGCGGGAAGTGAAGGTCATAGATTAATTGACACTGTTCGTGGAGCTACGAAAATGCTTCAGTCAAATGCGGGTACTGTAGAAAACACTATTGATGGGGGATTCAATGCCTTTACCTCTACAGGTTTTACCCTTAAAGCAGATAATGGTTGGGCTATAAATTCAGCAAGTCCCGCTAGATATGCTAGTTGGTCTTTTAGGAAACAAGAAGGATTTTTTCAAGTTGTTTCTTGGACAGGTTCAAATGATTCTTCGACAGATATTGGTAAAGGTATTGTTGCACATAATCTTGGTTGCAAACCAGGGATGGTGATTATAAAAAATACAGTACAAGCATCAACCGATTGGATTGTTTGGCACAAAGGTTTAGCGTCAGGGCATTATATTAAATTGAATACTACTGCTGCTGCAACAAATTCAGGCTCAGTAGCATACTTTAGTAAATATGATGGTGGTTGGAGTCAAACAGACCCAGACGCAACAAATATTTATGTTGGGTATAACTATCAAACAAATTCAAATTCTGAGGCAATGATTGCCTATGTCTTTGCTGATGGTGCGGAAAGTGATGCACAAATCTTCGGTGAAGATGGCAATGAAGCGATTGTAAAGTGTGGAACTTGGACTGCATCTAGCGGTAATGGAACTGTCACTTTGGGGTTTGAGCCTCAGTGGGTTCTTGTCAAATGCGCTAGTGGGACAGGAAGTTGGCTAATGTTTGATAACATGCGTGGAATGTCTATTGGGACTGATGATGCGTATTTAGTAGCCAATTCTGCTGGAGCAGAGGGAACTGGAACTGATTTTATTAACATAAATGCCACAGGATTCACAGTCAGCAACTTAGGCGCTTCACAAAATTTTATCTAC